GGCCGGGGAAACGCTGCCGGTGGAAGCCGAAGCGATCTTCTACAATGGCGGGAATATCCGCGCCGGTGCAAAACAGCCATCCGGCGCCTTTGCTCTGGCACGCAAAGCGCGCAAAAATTACCCGCTGCTCGATCTACTGGGCGGCGTATGCGATTCGTTCGATCTGGGCGAATCGCTGTTGTCCGTTTCTGCATGGCTGGTGTGCCGCGAAAATCATGCTGCGCTTTCCGGGATGGCCGCTGAGCTGTCTGGCGCTGCAGTAAGCGCATTCGATCTACTGGATGACATCACCCATACCCGCCAGGCTACCGAACAAGGAGCAGGGCAGATGATCTACAACTTCGAAGCGCTGGTACCGGGAGCGCAGTTTGTGGTGAGATTATCCCTCAAACCCTATGCCGATCAACTGGCGATCGGGGCGCTGGCGGCGGCACTGCAAACCTACCTGGACTGCCATCCAGTGATAGCCGGACAGTCAGCGCGTGGGTATGGCGTGGTTAGCGCGGGATGGCTAGAACGCCCGAACGAATTCGAACAGGCGCGCGATTTCTACGAAACCTACCTGGCTGAGAATCACGATCAACTGCGCAGATGGATTCTGGATGGCACGCTCGGAACGGGCGCAAAAGTAGTATCGTGAGCCCTGAAGAAACTGCCTACCGAGCTTATGCTCTGCTGCCGATCTTCGAACGGCGCGTGGCGCAGGCAATGAATTGCATTCGATATGCATACCAACTTTGTCGCGCGCCGTATGTTTCATTTTCGGCCGGGAAAGATTCATCAGTCATGCTGCATCTTATCCTATCCATAAAGCCGAATGCCATAGTGCGGATTCTGACCGGCGGAGAGACCCGCCTGCTGCATCGCGACATCGATGGTGTTTTGGATTGGTGGCGCTCTGGGTATCCGAAGATGGATTTTGCCGAAATTCAGGTAGATCATGTTTTTTCGCCCGGGTGGGAAGACAAAACATTCTACGAGCAATACCAGACCTTTCAAAATGAATGGGAAAAATATCTTCATGCGGCTGGTGACTGGGATGGCTGCTTCATCGGATTGCGGGCAGAGGAATCGGCCATCCGCAGAGCCTGGCTGCGGGAGCGAATGGAAGGGCATGCCATCCGCCAATATCGTGCCGGCAGCAAAGCCGGTGTTTATCGCATCTGCCCGCTGGCAGACTGGCGCGAGGAAGATATTGGAGCATATATCATCAAACATCAGATCCCGCTACTGGCTGGTTACGAAAAAGGGTTCTCTGCGCGCACCAAGACGAGAATGGGAGGACGGGCGATGATCGCCTTTGGACAATTGGCCGAGCTGCGCGAACGCGACCCGGAAAATTACCAAAAACTGATCGAGCGTTTCCCAGAATTGACGAGATGGACATGAGCGATTGAAAGGAAAACTGACATGATTAACCTTCCTGAATTCGAAGCGTTTACCCGTGAATTTGGAGCGCTGGAAATGCGCCCGCTGGTGGTGCGAGCTGTACTAAAACCCAATTCTCCGGTGATTTCCTATCATCCACCGCCTTATCTGGACAACCTATTGGCACGCTCGGTAGTGGATCGGGCAACTGGCGGCAATGGACTGCCGGACACTCCAGAAGCCTACTGGCTGCCGCTGCCGCTCAAAATGGTCTGGTTATCGCCAGAAGGATTGCCGCTGTGGGATAGTTCTGTTTTTGAACCGATCGGCATAAATATTTCAGACACCGTATATTCGCATAAACGACCGCCAAAAGCGCTGTTCAGCGAGGCCAGGTCGATCAAATTCAATACCGGGCGGTGGATGGAACGTCGTCTGCCGATGCCTGTGGCGATAGCGCCGGGCTGGGAGGCGCGCTGCATCGGAAATATTGAAGCGATCCTGGATTTGCTAAAAGATATTGCATTTCTGGGAAAGCGGCGGTCCATTGGCATGGGAGAGATTGACGAATGGATTGTTGCGCCGGCCGAGTTCGAGACCGCGCTGATCAGTGACGGTTATCTGGCGCATGGTATACCGGAGGGCAGCGGGATCGAATGCGATATGCCGACCAGCCCAGTGGGATGGACGCCGCCGCAATGGAAGGTGAGCCTTCATTCTCCCGGGTGGCCGGTTGGGACAATGCGCAGAGTGGATTGGTACGAGGAAGCGGTATGATAAAAAGCCCGCCGGTCAGGGCGGGCTGTAAATCGAGTGCTATGATGCTACTTTATTTTCCGCGGCGCTCCCCCCTTGCGCCCATTTATGCGGGATTGAGCTGCCTTTTTTGGCGTGCGGATGGAGCCGAGGGCTGCGGCAGCTTCGGATGCGTGCATGTTCTGTTCCCGCGCGAACTGGATATCATCCAAATTAACGAGCAAGCCATTTTGATCTAAGATGCGATAGTTATGCGCCCATGTGCCACTCCCGCCGCTGGTTTGTGATCGGTTTGTGTCCATAGCGCGAACGGCCGCACGCAGTGAGGCGTATGTTCCAAAGAGTTTGAAGGCACTATCGGGTGCAATTACATGTGCAGAATCAGTTCGTTCTAGAGTAAACATGTCAGTCTCCTATGCACAGTCATCACAAATTTTGTTTTGGCCCTGTGTGAAACGGGCCCCATCGAAGTTTTTTGATGCGCCGCAGCGCTTGCAAACGATATCTGTGTCGTGCATCCGCTGGATGCGTTCGATATCTTCGACTGTTGGGATGATCGGCAGGCTCTGGTCATTATTGATCCCGCCGATCCCCAATCCGCTGTCCGAGTCGTATGTGTGATCGATCATCTTATTCCATCCCGTGAGTGGCGTTATAGGCTTCTTCTTCGGCTTCCCGGAGGGTTGCGAAACCTCGGATTTTTTCGGCCCAACTGCGCTCCGCTTTTTCGGCGGTCAGAACGAAGTAACCCTTGCTTTTGCTGTACATGACGAAGAAATTTTTCTCAGTGCTGGACTTGCTGGTGGTGTTTCCGGTTGTGTCTGTCATCTCGTGTCTCCGTTTCGTTTGATGTATACAGTATATAACCTAACGTTAGGTTTGTCAAGTGGTTTTAGGAAACTCGTTGAAAACTCTAATGTAAAATTCTAAAATTGTTCTACGATATAAATTAGAACTTGCATTTTTAGAAAAGACGTGCTATCCTCTGGGTGCACGACTTAAACAACCGCATACTACGGTTCTCGCTGACAAACTATTTTTGTGGCTGGCCGCGTTTGCCCACTTTGGGCGGCGCGGCCTTTTTTGTTTAACCCAGGAGCGCAATGCCCAAACAACAGCGATTTTTTTTACTGGCCAGCATGTCCGGTCAAACGGCCGAGGGTAAACCGTTCGACGGTATGGCGGCCGGCACTTTCTACGATATGTGGGGCCGGGAAGCGAGTATTGACCGAGCCGATTTTTCGACCTTCCTGGCCAATACCCGTGCCCTGATCGAATCCACCCGCGGCGAAAGTGGTCAAGTTGTCGGGCTGCCAATCGATTGTTATTCGCACGACCTGAATGGCGGCGCCGGCTGGATCACAGCGGTTGAGTTGAGCGAAGACGGCAGCAAAATCCGGTTTACCCCGCGCTGGACTGATGACGGGATGGAGCTGATTGCCAGCGATAAGGTGCGCTTTTTCTCGCCTTCATTGAATCTGGTGGATAAGGTCATTTTGGGTGGGTCGTTGACCAACTGGCCGGCCACCCGGACACCGACAGAAATCAAGCTTCGCCCGATTGAATTATCGGAAGGGCTGAACGAGCTGGACATCGAAGAGGACGCCGATGCCTTGACCTTGCTCGAATCGGCGTTCGAAAATGTGAAACGACTGTTTTCCGGGCGGCGGCCCGGTTCAGTGGGGAATCCCCCAAAAACCAATCCTAATCAGGAGGAACCTATGACCGACAATCACCAAAGCTTGGAAGCGCTCTTGTCGGCGGATCCCGCACGGGTCGCCGAATTGCAGGCGCTGGTCGAAACTCGCGCGAAGGCGCAAGTGACCGAGTTGCTGGAAGCTGAAAAGCGGAAGGCGCACGTGGCTGAATTCTCTGCCCGCGTGGTTTCTGGCAGTGCGGAGCGCCCGGTCGGGCTGCCCGTTACCCAGGAACGGCTGAGCAAATTCATGTCCAGCTTAAGCACTGAGCAACAGGCCGAGTTCGAAGGTCTGATTGAGGACGTGCTGACGGCCGGCAAACTCACCGAGTTTTCCGAGCTGGGACACTCCAAAGACCTGGGCGGAAAGGGCCGGCAGAAATTGCCCGCACCGATTGCCGCGCAATTGCAGGCCTGGGTGGATGCCAAACAGTCCATCGAGGAGTTTTTCAGGGTCAATGCGGTCGAGTTGGGCAACCAGGCCGATTATGACCTGACCGCTTTCGAAGCCAAAAAGTAGGAGGAACCCATGGCTGATTTAACTGCTGCTGCACCGCTGCGGACACTGGGAGAGGCTGTTCTCGAACAGTTCGCCCTGGATACCTCCGCTGCGCGAACGATCTACAAGGGTCAGCCGCTGATCCTTTCAGCGACGGACACAGTTAACCCGATTGGTTGGGTGGATGCCACCGTTGTGGCTCCGACCGACGTGTTCATTGGCATCGCTGCCGAGGACAAATCAGTTGCGCTTGGCGATGCGGAGACGGTCGAAAAGTCCGGCATCAATGCCTTTGTTGGCCCGACCATTCTGGGCTTCAAGTCGGCTGTTTTTACCGATGCCGATCTTGGCAAAACCGTCTATATGTCCGATTCGGGCACGCTGTCCGTTACCGTGGCTGACAATCCTCAGATTGGCAAGTTGCACCGGGTGCTGGACGGTTATGCCTACGTTGAGCTGATCACCCCGCAGGTTTGCACCGGGGCATAGGAGACTAACATGATTTCTGGAAACGTACCGCAACACTTAGTCGTCGCTGCCCGGTCAGGCTTCCTGACGTCCGTTCGCTCCCAGGCTCCCACCTGGGGCCGCGTGGCGCAGGTCGTCGATATGAACGCCAAATCGATCGATCTGGTTGATCTGGGCGACGCCCCCATGCCGACTGAAAACGTCGGCAAATCCCAGGTGCAGGAAATGATCGAGAAGAGCATGACGGTCAAACCGCGCAACTGGGACACTACTGTGGGTATCTCCCACAACGCGGTGATGGATGATCAGACCGGATCCCTGGACCGCAAGGCCCGCTCCGCTGGCGAGAAATTCACGAAGCACATCCAAAAGATGGTCTTCCAGGCATTGAACGCCGGCGACGTGGCAGGCAACATCGGCTATGACGGGCTGACTTTCTTCCACAATGCCCATATCGACAAGGGTGCGGCCTATCAAACCGGTCAGGATAACCTGTTCGGCAATTTGCTCAGCCTGGACAATTTCGCCACGGTCATGGCTGCGGCCCGTCAATTCCGCACCGATCAGGGTGACTACAGCGATTTCATCTACGATGCGCTGATCGTTCCTCCGGTGCTGGAGACTCTGGCAATCCAGATTTGCAGCAATCCCCAGGCCTACGATACGGCCAATCGCGAGGTCAATCCGTTCTCCGGGCGGATCACCCCGATCGTCACCCCGTATTTCGATGCGACCGCCTGGGTGCTGGCTGCCACGGGCGAAACAGCCAAACCGATTCTGGTCTCCATGCGCGAGCAGCCGAACCTGCAGAGCGCCTGGTTCGACCCGATGGGCGGCGATGGCGGCATGTACTACTTCAAGTTCTACGGCCGCTACAACGTGCATTATGGCGATTGGCGGTTGGCTGCTCTCGGAAACACCTAGGAGGCTTGCATGGGTATAACCAATTTTGATGAGGTCAATGCCTCGATTGTGCGGGCGGCCTTCGAAGGTGGTCTGACTGGCAATGTGTTGGGCGATATCCAGGGCAATGTACTGGCTCCGGTGGCGCTGGCAGCCGGCGATGGCGCAATCGCGATCAAATCCGGCGCAGTGATTATCACCAAGGGCAGCGCTGCGGCTCTGACCCTGGCTGATCCTGTAGCCGGCACGGATGATGGCAAAAAGCTGGATATCTATTCCACCACGGCCTTTGCTCACACGGTGACCATCACCGGTGGGCTGAATGGCGCGGGCGCCGGCGCGGACGTTGGCACTTTCACGGCTGCGGCCGGAAACTGGCTGCGCCTGGTAGCCTACAACGGCAAATGGTACGGTCTTGGGCTGCTAAACGTCAGCTTTGCGTAAACAAATCCTTTAGGGTCTGGGTGGGCAGTTACCTATCCTTACCTCCCACCCGGCCCATTGACTAGAGAAAGGAATATCCATGGAGGCACGCGTTAAATCTACGTGGCCGCTTCGCGCACTTCAAGCCCTGGCTGGCCAGGAATTTATCAAAGATGAATTCCGCCCGGTTATGCCTGGCTTTGAGGCGGAGGCCAAGCGGCATCCCTACCTGGAAGTGCGGGAGACGCTGGCGGATGACGGATCTGCCCCGGATGAGCCGCCCGTTGAAGGCGACACCGTTTCTGCAGAAACGCTGACCATTCCCAAGCCGCGCACTCCCAGACCACATACCACCCTTTCCAAGGGGAAGGGCGGTAAAAAATGAGCCAGGGGCATTTGCTGCATACGGTTGGGCCGATCAACTCAGGCGCAGCGGTTGGCGGCGCCGGCGTGGCTACCGCGAATGCCAACACGCCCGTGCGGGTGATGGGCCGGCTGCGCGGCATATACATCAAATACAACGATGCGCCCCCCGCTGCCACCTGCGACATTACGATTGCCACCGTTGGCGGTAATGGCGCTCCTCCCAGCCAGGCTTTGCTCAGCATTGCCAATGCGGCTACCGATGGGTGGTTTTATCCGGCAGTTCAACTTCATACCACAGCCGGCGCTGCGATTGCCGGCGAGTATGGTCCGCTGCTGGTAGATGACCATGTCAACGTCAAGATCGACCAGGTGAATGCCGGTGACAACATCGATGTTTGGCTGGTGCTGGAATAGGAGGACCTGACCCATGTCTGAAAAAACTGGACAACTGGCACTGCGCGGCGAAATGAAGACGAAAATCATTCGGGCATCGGGGCCTGGTTTGGGCTGGAATTTACGTAACCGGCTGCGCTGGTCGTTTGTATGGGGCTGGCTCACAACCTGGCTGGCAAAGGTATTCAGCCGGTTTTCCGGTATTGTGACGCTGACCAGCGAGCTCAGCATTCGGGCGAAGCTCAACGGGCGCTGGGTGAATTTCGGTGTAGTCAGCCGGCGTGTGGTTACCGACGCTTTTGTGGCCTACGTGGTGGATGACTGGGACAGCGGCGCCAACGTGATCGACAATTTCAATTATCACGGCTGCGGCACTGGCGCAGTAGCGGAAGCTGCTGGAGATATAGCACTGGGGGCGGAATGCACCACGGTACTCAATCCGGATTCCACCCGGGCAACTGGCACCAAGAGCCAACCGGCCGCTAACCAGATGCGCACAATCGGCACGCCTGCATTTGATGGGGCTGCGGCAGTCACTGAACACGGCGTTTTCACCCAGGCAGCCACAGGCGGCGGCACACTGATGGATCGGTCTGTTTTTGCGGTCATTAATGTGGCCAGTGGAGACAGCATCCAATTTACCTATACCCTGACGCTGAACTCGGGCGGGTAATGGCGCATGCCAGCATTCCGGGCGGTCTCCGCAGCGACAGGCACCGACGCAACCGGGGAGGGAGTACTTCCTTCCGGAGTGCAAGCCGGTGATTTAATGCTGGCCTTCGTGGGGCACAGCGCTTCCAGCGCAACTATCACGGGGGAACCGGCCGGCTGGAGCTTGCAGGAAGCAGATCCAAACCCGGCTGATTTTAGTTTGTGGTGCTATGCCAGGGTATACCAAAACGGGGATGCGGCGCCGGTGTTTACCTTCTCGGCGGCCGGATCCTGGACTGTGGATATCGCGGCCATTTCAGGAGTAGCAGCTACACCGGTCAATGCGGATATCGGTGAACAAATCGCTGCGGCCAATGCGATTGCTTTGGGCGATATCACTCCGACCGTGAATGACTGCCTGCTGGTCGGATTTGCCATGGCAGATGCTTCGGGCGGTGCGCGTACCTGGACTCAGTCCGGATCCATGACAGAACGCCTGGATCAAATGAACAATGATTTGCATCGGGCGCTGGCGGATGAATTGCTTTCGGGCGGCGGCGGTGTACCGGTTGGGCGGACATTCACAGTCAGTGGAAACGCTCAGGATTTGGGCGGATTTTTGCTGGCCATTGCACCCCTGGCCGGCACCCAATTTTCTCAGTCTGTTTCCGGCGCCATTACACCGGCCGGCGCGATTGCCAAGCAGGACCAAAAAATAATTTCCGGCACGGTCACCCCGACCGGTGTGGCGATCAAGCAAACCAACACCACCAAAACTGGTGTAGTGAGCATGGGCGGCGCAGTGCTGAAACAGGTTCAGCGGGCACTGGCTGGAGCATTGACGCCTGCGGGATCCGTCAGTATTTCACGGCTGTTTATCAAGACAGTGTCCGGGGTCCTGTCCGGCGCGGGCGCATTGACGAAACGGGCCGCCCATGGACTGAGCGGTGAGCTGACTGTAAGCGGTTCCGTATTCAAATCCATTTACCGGGCATTGTCTGGCGCACTGAGCATGGCCGGGTCTTTGACGGCCAGTCAGGCTGCAAAAATATTTTATCAGGCTGTTTCGGGTGCACTTGACTTATCCGGTGCATTGGCCAGGAAAACCCAGCGATCACTGAACGGCAACCTGACCGGCAATGGACAGTTGGTTAAGTCGATTTCCAAACTACTCAACGGTATTTTGAGCGGTCTGGGCACACTGGCTGCTGAGCTGCTCAATGCCTGGACTGGTACGCCGGCCAGCCGCACGCTGAGCGTTTCTACAGAAACGCGGGTGCTTCAAATTTTGCGGGAAAACCGCACGCTGACCATTTTCCCTCAGCCACGCATATTCTATATTTCTGCAGGGATGTTGCAATGAGCAATGTCGGCCGCTTTACCAAACGCACCACAGCAAAACTGGATTATTTGTTCGATTGGTCGCTCTGGCTGGAGACGGGTGAAACAATCGTCTCTTATGTTTTGACGGTCGAATCGGGTATTACCAAAGTGTCGGATGCTAAAGTCAACAGTGACAAAGCTGTGGTCGTGTGGCTGGAAGGCGGAATCCTGGGCGAGCGCTACATCATCGATTGTACGATCACAACCACCAGCACGCGGATCGACCCGCGCCGGATGGAAATCGAAATCGGGCCTTATTAGGCAAGGAGATTCATGGCTGTAGATCCCAATTCTTATGGTACCCCTACGGAGGTCGCGGCTTTGACCAGGCGCTATACCACCAACGGCACCTATGACATCACTACCAATCCAACCCTTGAAACCGTGGAGGGCTGGATCGACAGCGTTTCTGCGACGCTGAACGTACTGCTGGCGGAAGTCGGTTTTGCGGTGCCGGTCACCCAGGCTACAGCCAAGAAAGCACTGGCCGGTATCGTTGTGGAAGCGGTAGCTGATCTGTGCCATGCAGCCAATAGCGCCGGCCGGTTTTTCACCGATCGGATGCTGGAGCGCGGCAAATCACCGATGCAGATCATCCGGGTTGAAATGGCAGACTGGGTACAGGAGCATGCGGCCGGGTTGGAAGCGGTAGGCGTGGCCAGAGGCGGCGGAGCGGCCGATTCCGGCAGAATTGTCTTTCGAAACGGAGACGAGGCCGGCAATGCGGTCGACCCGCTCTTTCAGCGCAATGCTTTTGGCGAGCGCTCGCGGAACTGGGATCAGTAATGAGATTATCGATCAAGGTCGACGGTGAGTTGGTCCGCAAGGGATTGCAGGATCTGGGTGCTGAAATCCCCAGGATCGGGCGGTCTCAAATCCGTTTTACTTCGGAGCGGATTGTCCGGCGCATGCAGGCTTATCCAGCTAAACGTCCGAGGCAAAAATACAGTCGCACCGGGCGACTTTTCAGCCATTGGAAGATCGAAAACAGCCGGGATCGCTATACCATCGAAAATACCGCCAGACACAAAGGCAGGGCCTATGCCAAGTTCGTGGTTGGCGATGCCTTTGGTACCAGTCAGGCCTGGATGCACCGCGGCCGCTGGCTGGTTTTTCGGGATGTAGCCGAGGAAGAATTACAGAAATTGCCGGCTGAAGTGCTCGATCAAATTTTACTGACTGCCAGACGGAAGGGACTTCAAACCGCATGAGTCGCTATGCAACGCTTTCCACTGCAGCAAAGACACTGCTGCAAACCCTGACAGTCTTCGCCGGTCATCCTGAACAGGTGACTGAAGCGGATGACCGCATTCTGGACATGGGCGTGGATCAGGCCATCATCCTGTATCCTGGCATGTTCGGGGAAGAGGTTGACGAACAGGATCGATCCTACCGATCCTATACAATGGTCATCGAGCTGTTTGTGCGGCTTTCCAGCACAGATGCAGCCGCCTTTGCTGCCCTGATTGCCTTGCGCGATTCAGTGATCCAGCTGGAGGAGGAATATCCTCACCTGAATCTGGCCGATGCGCTGGAGTCTACTATTCGGGCGGATGAAGATCCGGCCTGGGTATTCGATACCGCTTCGACCGGCCCGACCTTCCTGATGCAGACCTTGCGCTGGGAAGTTTATCGGCTTACGCCGTTGATAGGAGGTTTGTTCGCATGAGATCTGTGAAACGCTGGTCCCGCTTTTATGCCGATGGCTATAACCTGAGTTCCGAGGTGGGCACCATTGGCCAGTTGAAGTGGGAGTACGATGCAGAGCTGTTCGCGGCGCTGGACTGGGAAGTCCAGGGCAGTCTGCCCGACCAGGTCAACCTGGGCGCCGGCCCGGTGAATGGCTTATTCAGCCAGGAAACGGGCGGAACGCTGCAAGCTGTGCTGGTGCCTGGCATCGATCGGTACGTGATGGTCCCGGTCGGATTCCTGGCTCCTCCGGCCATGGGCGACCCGGTTTATTGCGCCAGATTGCTGCAGACAGAGGGTAAATTGACACCTGGCGCCGGCATGATGACCGGTTCCTGGAATTTCCCTCAGGCCAGCATTTTGGGCGGATGGAACTATACCAAACCCTGGGGTGTGCTGCTCAATCCGCTGATCAGCCGGACCGCAGTCAATGCAGCTGCCGGCGTGGACGGCGGAGCGGCTTCCAGCGCGGGCGGTTTCATGGCTTACCAGGTCATGGCGGG